CTACTACCGCTTTAGATTCTTTACTCTCCTTGTTATATCTATCAAAAAAATCAATCGCTTTCTGTTGGTCGGATGTTAACTTAACACCACTTTTGATTTCCTCGTAGTATTTGGACTTTAACCCGTCCATGTGGTTTTTAGCATTGGCAACTTGCTCTTTAAATGCTAATTTCTTTCTCTTGACATCCCTCTCTTCGTCAGTCTCTTCATCATACTGAAATGAGTCTTCTATTAAAAAACTAATTTCATCATCTGTTAAATGTGATTTAGTTCTCTTATAGTACTCCCTAAGTACAGTCATGTCATCAAACTTGCTATAATCTTGATTTAATTTTACATAATCATCAAGATCACCTCCAGTTTCATTCATAAAGTCTACAACTTTTTGAATATTTTCTGGTAAGTTTTGACCAGTTTCCTCTTCTTTTTCTACAGTTTCTTTAACTGTGTCTTCAACTGTTTCAGTTTTCTCTTTAACAGTATCATCAGTTTTTTCCTCTGTAATTTCCTCCAAAACTGGTTGTTCAGTTTTTTCTTCTTTTTCTTCAACCTTTTTTTCCTCCACTTTCTCTTGAACTTCCTCAATAACTTTATCATTAGTTTCTTCTTTAGGTTGCTCTTTTTCCTGTTCTTCTTTAACAGGCGGTTTAGACATATCAACCTTTACAGGTTCATCGCTAAAATCAACTCGTTTCATTGATGGTTTTTTCTTTGTTTTTGGTTTACCATCCGTAGCTGTATCAACAGCTTTATCAGTAGTTTTTTCAACTACTTCTTCTTTTTTTGTTTTTGCCATAATATAATATTATATAATTAAACATATTATCTAGGTTCAAACATACCTAGATCAAATCCACCTCCCATCGTATCATTACCAGATGATTCGAATTTTTTAGGTGGTTTACCAGTTTGTCGCTGGTCAATTAATTCGGATTGTTGAGATGCTTGAATTCTAGTTCTCTCATCTTTTCTATCCTCCTTATTATTTTCTTTACTTTTTTCAACATCAACCTCTACTTGTTTCAATTGCATATTAAGTTGAAACTCATGATTCATTAAATCCTTTTTCAATAAAGCCTCTTGTTGTTGTCTTTGTATTTCTATTTGAGCTTTAACTTGTTCAAGCTGCGCTTGGCTCTGCGTTACAGCTTGTTGTTTTTGAACTTCAGCTTGTGCTGCAACTTGCTGTGCTTGAGCGTTAGCTTCTGACTGCGCTTGAATATTTTCTTGTGCTATTTGCTGATCTTTTTCAATTTTATTTTTACGTTTTACTTTTAATAATTGATTAGCTAATTTGACATTTTTTATTTCTCTAATATCAATAGCATCTTCTAAATCAATACCTTGTTGTGCTATTGCTGCTTGAATATTATTTTCCAGCATTTGTTTCTCTTCTTCATCAGGAGCAAGTTCAATAAATATACCAAAATCACATAAATGTAATTCAGTCATTTCACCCAATGTTGCTACATTATGAGATCCAATTTGTTGTATAAATGCTTCAGCTGTTGGGGAATATTCTAATATATCAGATATTCTTAGTGATAAACATTCAGCTAATTCTGTTGTTAAAAACAACCCACTTTGCAATATATGTCTCGTTGCGGTATTTGAGTTTGCTGCTGCTAACTTTTGTATACCAACTAAAGCATCTTTATCTGGTGTGCTTGCGTCTCTAGCTTCATTTAATCCGGTCACATCTCTTATCATTTGTAAATAATAATTATATGTTTGTATTAAACTTTGTAATTTACCACCACCGTTTCCACTAGCAATTTCTTGTATTGGTATTTTACCTGGATTCCCATCACCATCAGCGGTTAATGATCTACCAATTATACTACCAGTTTGGAAGAACATGTTTAATGCTTCCTGTGGATTATAATTTGTACCATTACCTAAGTCAACCTCTGCTAAACCATCTGCATCTAAATAAATACCATCTGGTACCATTCTAGACATAACCTGTTGTAATTTTAAATGCGTTAATTGAATCATATCAGCAAAACCTGTTATCCTACCAACTAAAGATTCAATTCTACCTTTATACATTCTAGGCGCAACAATATGATAATTCATTTTGACCTTAGTATAATCACTTTTAGGTCTCATCATATTTTTAGCTAATTCCCACTTTAATAAATGTTTTGTACCAACAATTAAAACACCTTCATATAATACTTCAATTGATCTATTTACTTTCTCAAAATTAGCATCAACAACAGGTGGATCAAAAGTATCATCTCTTACTATAATCTTACTACCACCACTTCCAGTTTCTTTTACTTTATAAACCTCATTCATGTAGGTCTTGTAGTTAAAATACAAAACCTGCACAACATTGTTATCAACGTCGTTTGGTTCATAAATACTCCTATTTGATACATGAGATCTATGGATAGCTTGTTTTGTTATTTTTGTTAAATCTTCATTTGTTAATTCAGGGAATTGCTTTTTAAGTTCATTAACTGTTATTGTTTTTACTTCACCGCAATAGTAAATATCATCAAAATAAGGTGAATCAGTATGTGAGTATACTATATTAGCTGGATCAACATATTCTACTTTAACACCCTCTGATGATGTATATTGATCTTTCACACAAGCGATACCAATTGTTGTTAAATCATAATAAAGTCTTTTTTGTGTTAATCCGTATTTATTACCATCAAGTAAAACGTTAATAGCTTGTTCTTCAGCTATCTCAACAGCTTGTTTATAATTAAGCTGCATGTGTAATTGTAATTCTTCTTCTGTATCAGGTAATTGATCTGGATCAGTTGTCATTACATTAACACCAAAAGCTTCTTTAATATAAGAGCTTAATTCCTTACTTCGCATATCAGCTAATATTGTTTCCATGTATTGTGTTCTTTTATTAACACCATTTGGATCTGTAGAGTATGCTTTTACATCATATACTCTTTCTGATATACCATTAACTACTATGTCTACAAATTTAGGTATAATAGGTACTGGTTTCCAATCTAAATTAAGATAAGATAAATCACCATTAATAGATAATTCATCTTTATATTTTTGTATAGATTGTTCTCCTCTAGCATATAAACGTAATTTATGAAATTCCGTTTGATTTGTATTAAATCTATTTATACCAGAATCTACACCAAACCACTCATTTTCTATAGCTAAACCTACTTTTAAGCCATATTCTTTACTTATTTTTTCAATATCACTTGCGATTTGACTAGGAAAACTACCTTTTGTAACTATTTCAGCCATATTTATTTTATTAATTTAGATCTTGTGCCGGTATTTTTATACCTAGCAAAATTTACGTTTACTTGTTCTCTTTTTATTTTAGCGTTCGGTCTATATAAGTGTCTATTACACGCCATAATTGCCAAACCCGAACTTATTGTTGCATCAAATTTTGTTCTTTTATTTATATCAAATCTTGACCAATCATTAAGTGTTTTGTTGAAATACATTGTTCCATGTGACCCGTCTTCTTTCATACCAACGTGATCCTGTATATACATTTCAATCGCAGCCGCATGAGCTTGTTTAATATCTTCACTTGAGTTAGGTATACCACCAACTTCCTTTTCTGCTGTAGAAAGTTTATTCCAAACTTTATCAGGTCTATTCATACTAAACCCTCTATAACCTCTTCTTCTTAAATAATACAACAATCGAGGTTTATTATTTTCTGCTAACAAAGGCATACTATAAAAATGTAATGCCATTAAAACATCTTCAAAAAATATTTCAGCTGTTTGTGGTCTAGCAATATATTCTAAAAAAAACATATTAGATGGAGCTTCTTCCATACTAAATTTACTTAATCCATGTAGTGAACCTTTTGAACCTTGACCATCAACAGTTCCTGATATATCATAACTATCACAACCAAAAGCACCCATATGTTCATTACCTGGATATTTAATACCATTCTTGATAACGATATTGTTTTGTATATTTAATTTTGGTACCCAACTAACACTGAATCTTCCTTTTGGGTCTGGATAAAATAAAACACTTGTATCTTTTACACCATTAACCCAACCGAAATTACCAACTGTAAATTGAGCATGACTTTGAACTTCTTCATTAAAATCTATTTGCTCATATATTTTAGCAAGATTAAATATACTGTTCTTTGTTTCATCTCTAAAAGCGTGTTCTTCAGATCGTGGAAATTGTCTATAAAACTCATTTAAAGCATCTGGATCATTTTTTAATCCATCAACCTCATTCTCCCAATGATCTACAACACCAGTATCTATTAGTTCTCCATAGAAATCATATGTTGGATCTGATGGCGTATCAAAAACTGGCATACCATGTTTATCCATAAAACCCTCATAGTTCCATTCCATTGGTATAAACAAACTATATAACCCAGATTTAGTTTGTCCATTTTTATTTCTTTTTGTTACATCAGAGTCTCTATATAATTTTTTAAAATTATCACCACCTTTATCTAATGCGTTTGATGTACTTCCCATCATACATTTACCAATAACTCTACTACCTAATCTTAAACACGTTTTTGTTACTCTCCAGTTATTTAATATATTATCAGGTCTCTCCCATTTTCCACTCTCATCATGTACTAGTAAATTAAGTTTTTCCCCGTCATAACTGTTATCACCAGTATTTTTCCAATCAATAGTTGTGTCTAAACCTACAATTTCTTCAATTTGCTCATTCGTTTGAAGTTTCTTTCTAGTAAACTTTTGAGCCGGGACCCTATATGCAAGTTCACTTTTTGGTCGATCCATACCATCCTGAATCGGTTTAAAGAAAAACGGGTAATTAACAGATATTGGTACAACCTTATCTGTAAACATCTTCTTAGCATCCCAACCAGTTTTTGATAGTATCCCATATCTTGAATCACTCGAGATAGTAGCAGCGTTAACTGTTTCCGCACTTGCCATAAACGAGAAACCAGATCGTCTATTTTTGAGATAACATATTCCATAAGCGCGTTTGTCTGCTTTACAAGCTTCC